CCGGATGTGCCAGCCCATCCGGCACCACAACCGGCCCATCACGGCAGCGACTCGCGGAACCCGGGCGGAAGCTCATTCCACCCCCACGCGCTACCGCACCGCGTGCAGTAGTTGTGCGTCCCCGTCTCCACCGTCGGGTGTCCGGAGTGCCAGCAGAGCAGCGCCGCCAGGTAGTACCGGGGGTCGTGTCGCCACCGGTACGGCGCTCGTAGCTTCCTCACGGCAGCTCCAACCCCGGCGTCGGATCCGGCAGGCCCACACCGGTGTCCGCCTTGATGCGGTCCACCTCGGCGCGGACCTGGTCGTCGTCCAGGCCGGGCTGCGCCAGCCGCACCCGCGTCTCGATCGACGCGGCCTGCGCCTGCGCCAGGGTGTTGACCCACGTCGCGGTGCCCTGCGGGTCGTCGGCCAGCTCCTGCCAGCCGACCGCCGGGCGGACCACCGGCGTCGGGCGGTCGAACACCACCCGGTCCAGCGCCAGCAGCGTCTCCACGATGTCCGACAGCCGCGACTGCCAGTACCGCTGCTTGCGGCCCTGGGTGCGCCACGTCTTGTTCTCCCGGATCCGCAGCGCCGTCCCCGACTCCGCCCGGCCGTCGATCTGCAGCCCGAACGTCTGCGGCGAGTAGCCGGCGGTCGAGATGATGTGCTCGGTCAGCGCGGTCGCGGTCTGCTCGTGGTCGGCCACCCGGATGGCGAACTGCACCATCTTCACCGGGTCCGTCAGCTTCTCCAGGTCGGCGATGTTCAGCCCGGTGAACAGCTCCGAGTCCAGGTCGAAGCCCCGCGCCGAGCCGGGCCCGCCCGGCGTCTGGTAGCCGGTGAACCGCCGCTCCGACCCGGGCCGGGCACCCACCGGCTGCAGGAACTCGTCCGGCACCACCAGCCGCGCCTGTCCGAGCCGCAGGTCCCGCATCCACGACGTCCACGTCTCATCGAGGGCGTCCAGCAGCCCCTCACAGCCGGCGAAGTCGGACCGGCCGATCGGGTAGCGGCGGTGCTTCCGGTTCGGGAGCACGTTGGGGATGTAGCGGGGCATGATCCCCGGCCGGCCGCCGGTGACTTCGACGGGCACGGGCACCTCGGGCATGAGCCCTGCGGTGGCCGGGTGGTCGCCGAGGGACACGGAGCGGCCCAGCCGGTCCTTCGTGCCCACGTACAGGCCGTGCAGGATCACCCCGGGCTCGTGGCGTTCCAGGTGCCGCCACACCACGTCCCGGTCGCACAGCAGCTCCTCGACGAAGGTGACGCCGACGAGCTCGCCGTACCGGAAGTCGGGGACGCCGTGCTCGGCCTCGATGACGGTGAGCAGCGGATGGTCCGCGGCCGACTTGTCCCACACCGGCCGCAGGTACACGCCGCCGGTGGCGGCGCACACCTCGGCGGCCTCTAGCAGCCGGTTGGCCAGGCCGAGGGTGTCGGCGAGCTCGTCGATGCGGTCCTGGGCGGCGACGACCTCGGACGGCTGCAGGCCGGGGTCAGGCCACGCCTGCAGGTCTTCGGCCGGGTCGGCGGTGCCGTCCGCGCGGCGCAGGTGGGCCCGTGCCAGGCCGACGTCGGGGACGAGCAGGTCGGGCATGGCGCCGAACAGCAGGTCCGCGGACGTGGACGCGATGTCGGCGGCCAACGTGGCGTGCAGCTGCGCGGTGGCGCGGGTGGCTTCGGGGCCCTGCTTGCGGCGGGACCAGAAGGAGCGGCGGTGGGCGAAGCCGTCGCCGTGCGCGGTGTCGCGGAGCTTGTCGTGGTCGCCGGACCACCACGCCGACCAGGCCCGCTGATCCTTGACGTAGGGGGCGACGTCGGGGGGCGGCCACGGCGTGGAGGCGTCGGGCTCGGGCAGCGGCACGCCTGTGAGCGTCGGGCGATGGGTGTCAGCCGGTCTGCGCGGCCTTCCACGCCTTCGCCTGCTCGGGCGTGGCGGCGTTGCGGCCGTTGTTGTAGTACAGGACGGCCGGCAGCCGCTCCGCCGCCAGCGCGGCGGCGAGGGGGCCCATCAGCTCGGGGTGGCCGTTGTGGCCCGTCTCCGCGACGAACCACGGCTTGCCCTGCTCCTGCGCGGCGGCGCGCATCCGGCCGATCATGGCCGGGATCGACGCCGCCGACGTCGGGTAGAAGTCCCACCCGTTCACGTCGTACTCGGCGGGCAGGAAGTCCCGGTAGTTGCGCTTCGACGCCGGGTCGAGGGTCCACTGCATGATGATCGGGGCGCGCAGGATCCGCGGGTTCCCGGACGCCTTGATGATCGCCGAGACGCGGGCCCAGGCGGCGCGCAGGTCGGCGGGGGTGAACTGCCCCCGCTCGATGTCGTCTTCGGCCTCGTGCCGGACGGCGAGCAGCGTGTCCTGGTCCTCCGGCGCGGCGGCGCACAGGGCCTCGTAGTCGCCGTCATACGCGCCGGCGGCGACGTCCTGCGGCGGGGCCTTCGACGAGTAGGCGACCAAGCGCCCGCCGAGGTCGCCGCCGAGCTCGGCCGCGGTGGGCCAGCGCACCGTGGCGCGCTTCCCCTTGGCGGGCACGGGGTGGTAGAAGCGCACGGCCTGGATGCCGCCGAACAGGGTGTCCATCGCGGGGAGCTGGCCGCGGGGCACGTTCACGCCCCACGCGGTCTTCGGCCGGTACTGCGCCAGCTGGGCTTCCAGGTCGGCGATGCGCTGCAGGTCGGCCTGGTGTTGCTGCACGTCGGCGGCGTGCTGGTCGAGGGCGTCGGCGCCGTCGGTGAGGGCCTGCGCCACGGCGGGGTCGGCGAGCTGGCGGAGGACGTCGGCGGACGACATGCCTGTCACGGTGGGCGCCCGGGTGTCAGCCCGTACTGCTCAGCCGACGAGCGTCACGTCGTCGATGCGGACCACGCCGGCCGCCGACGGGGAGTAGAAGCCGACGCCGGTCAGCGCGCCGTTGGGCAGCGCCGACGCGTTCGGGGCGCCGGCCAGGGACAGCGCCGAACCGGCGGCGAACGTCAGCGGCAGCCAGGTGCCCGACGCCAGGGACATCGTGAAACTGCACGCGACGGCGGTTGACCAGTCGGCGCCCACCCGCCCGTCGGTGGGCACCGCGTACGTGGTGTTCGTGGCGTACCAGGTGCCGCCGATGCACACGCACAGCCGCACCACGTCGGCGGCCAGCGAGTTGTTCAGCCGGAAGGTGATCTGCTTGACCTGGCTGGCGCGCAGCCCGCTCAGCGACCCGTAGAAGCAGAAGCCGGCGGTGCTGGTGTTGGTCGCGTCGCCGGTGCCGGAGCGGAACAGGAAGTCGTTGCCGCTGGCCTGGTTCACCAGGAAGTTGTTGGCGACCAAGTTGGTCGTGGTGTCCGTGGCGGTGGCGCCGCGGTAGGACTTCCAGCCGAAGGCGTCGAGGGTCTGCGCACCCGCGGTGGGCGTGTAGAAGGGGAAGGCCACGATCGGCCACGCCGCCGGCTTCGCCGCCAGGTGCAGCTGCATGATCTCCGAGGCGGACAGCGCCCGGTCGAACACGGCCAGGCCGCCGATGGTGCCGGTGAGAAAGTTGCCCATCCCCGACGAGATGTTGTTGCCGCCGACCGTGAACGGGGCCGCCGTGGTGCGGTTCAGCCCGGCGTCGAAGCCGTACGGGTTCTTCGCGTAGGTGCTGCTGTTCGAGTCGGTGAACGACGGCCGCGGGTCGGCCAGGCCGTCCAGGTAGGCGATGGCCTGCGACCCGTCGTAGGTGAACGCGACGAACCGCCAGCCGCCGGTGCCCGGGATCCGGCGGGCCGACGCCGCGTAGTCCCGCGACGCCGGGTAGCCCGGGGTGACGCCGCCGGTCGCCGACACGTGCCCGCACACGTTGTCGTCGCCGCCGTAGCTGGGCAGGTCGAGGAACAGCCCGTAGTTGCGCGCGGCGTTGCCCTCGTCCCACAGGCCGCCGATGAACCCGGTGTCGGTGTCGGTGCGGGCCACCCAGGCGCACACGGTGACGGCGTCGCCGTAGCTGGCGACGTTGAGCGCGCCGACGGAGGCGGCGGCCAGCGTCAGGTAGTCGCTGCTGCCGTTGAACACGGCGCCGCCGCCGAACGGCCCGGTGGTGGCCGAGTGGACGTTGGCGCCGGCGCCGTTGTCGAGCGGGAACGGCTGCGTGCCCAGCTTCGACAGGTATGGGGGCGCGGGCTCGGTGAAGTCCCAGAAGGCGACCAGCCCGCCCGGCCAGGGCAGTGCGGGCCGTGACCCGTAGGCGGCCTTGAGACGCAGCGACGGCTTGGACGCCGGATCGGCCAGCAGCGCGTCCACGTCGTCCTCCAGCTCCGTGGTGTTCACGAAGTCGGGTGGGGTGGGCGCGGGGTGGCCGGTGTTGTGGGCGTCGATCGCGGCTTGGACTTGGGATTCGTCGATGGGGAGGTAGCCGCGGGCGGGTAGCTGGTCGTCGAGGAATCCGCCGGGGGTCCATTGTGGCCAGCCTGAGGGGGACAGCCACCAGCTCACGGGCTGAGGGTCCGGGCGCGGGTGTCAGCCGTCGGTGCGCGGCGGCGCCTCCTCGGGCGCCAGAGCCGCGGCACGGGCGAGAGCGATGTCCGCGGCAGCGTGCAGTCCCGCCGTGTAGTCGCTGACCTGCATCCGCTCGCCCTTGCGTAGCTGCTCACGCTCGGACAGCGGCACGTGGCCGAGCATGGTGGCGAGGCCCTGCAGCTCCGCCTGGGCGTAGGCGCGCACCTCGGGGATCAGGTGCCGCATCAGGTCGTCAACCTCGGCAGGGTCGGCCGTTGCCGGGTCCTCGCCGAGGCAACGGCAGATCGCGCCCAGCAAACGAGCCCGCAGCTCCTCCCCGCCGGGCGGGACGACGGGGCCGGTCACCGGGACGCCCCGGCGATCGCGCTGCACCCTCGCCGCTGGCAGATGACGTCTCCCCACGGCGCACGGAGCGGGTCGGGTACCCGCCAGACGTGGCCGAACAGCCTGCATCGCCAGAGGGTCACGCCGTCTCCTCCTCGCTGCTGGTGGTGAGGCCGCGCAGACGGGCGGCGGCGATGCCCCCGCTGTCATCTCCGCCGACGTGGGAGATGAAGTCGTCCTGCGCACGGTCGGGTGATCCACGCCAGTGGCCGCGGAAGCCGCAAGAGCAGGCCGAGCGCCAGGTCAACGCTCGGGGATGCTGCTGGAACGGGTCCTGGAAGTGGCTCATCGGGTCAGCCCCCGCTCCCAGAGGAACGCTGCGATCTCCTCGGCGTGCTGGGCGACCTCTGGCGAGCCCGGCCAGCCCAACTCCTCGTCCGGCGCGGCCCACTCGCGGATCGCATCCGTGACGGCCTCGTCGTCCCTCGCGCTCACCCACCGCTGGCGCTCGTCGGCACGGGCAGCCAGGTACAGCTCGTTGACCGCGTCACCGAGGTCGTCACCGGGCGTCAGCTCGACGTGAACCGTCTCGGCGTAGTGCTCCACTCGCCGCCGGTCCCAGATCTGCTGCTCACGGCGGGCGTCGGCACGGGCAGCGGCGGCGTACTCATCACCGAAAGCCATGACATCGGCGACGACGTCCGGTAGCGCCTCTCCCACGTCGAGCGACAGCCGACTTGCCACCTGCTCCATGAAGTGATCCCGCACCTCGGCGGCCTTGGCGCGGTCGGCGGCGGCGGTCACGATCCGGCCTCCGCGCCCAGAGCGGCAGCCACAGCGGAGCGGATCGCGTCGCCCGGGAGGATGCAGCGGCCGTCGAGCACGAACCCGCGTGCGGCGAGCTCGGCGTCCTGCTCGTCAGCCAGGGCCAGCACCGCGCGCACGGCGGCGATCAGGGCCGGCAGGTGGTTGTGCGCGGCCACGATCGCGGCGGCGTCCTCGCGGGCAAGCTCGTTCTCGTGGCCCCACAGCGGGTGCGTGAGCGCGACGTCGGGCAACGTCCCCGTCATCGACCGGATAGCCAGCAGCGACCATCCCTCGTCGGAGATGTCGCGGCCGTGCTCCTCGTAGGTGGCCCACGGCCCCGGCGTCGCCGCCTTGTGCGTCTCCTCGAGCCGGGCCAGCAGCCCAGCCACGTCCGTCGTCGTCTCGCTCATGCCGTTGTCTCCTCTGCTGCCGCCCTGGGCGACGGGATGCGGTGGGTGGTGCTCCAGCGCGCGGTCACCGGGCAACGGCAGCGGAGCCGATCGGCGCCAGGTCGTGCAGGGCGACCAGCCCGCGGGTGGCGGCCAGCACGACCACGGCCACGGAGGCGATGACCGCGCAGCGGTGCAGCAGCTGGGAGCCGGCGAGCTTGCGGAGGGCGGCGCGGATGGGGCGGGGCGACAGGTGGATGGGCATGGGAGGACTGTAGCGAAAGTGAGAAGCGAAAACGAGAGGACAGGTTGCGACACGGATTCGCAACTAGGCGGTACGATGAGCGCATGACCACCGCCCAGCGCACGCCCGTTCCCGACGTCCCGTCGTGAGTGACCTCAACGACGCTGCGGGCCGCGCTGTCCGCGAGGCCGCCGACCGGGGCATGTTCGGCACCGTGGACCCGTTCGCACCCGACGACGGCCCCCAGGCGCAGGCACTGCGCGAGGTGCGGCGGCGGGAGGATGACTGCGGCTGCGGCCCGATCGCCCTCACCGGCGTTCACGGGCCAGGCTGCCGTCTGGGTCGCTGTCTCTGCACGGACACGCCGATCAGGTCGTCTCGTGACCACTGGCCGACCTGCCCGAAGTACGGCCGCTAGGCCACCAACTCCAGGCCGGTCTGCAGCCACGGCCGCCACACCTGCCGGCACACCTGCACCCCATACCGCAGCCCATCCGGCCCGTGGTCGGCCTGCTTGAGCGGCTCGTCCCTGCCCTCCTTCGTGGCCTTCGGATCCCACACGTAGCCCAGCAGCTCCCGCTCCAGCTCCGGCGCCGCCGGGTTGCCGTCCTCGTCCGCGGCGAACACCAGCCGGCGCGCGGCCAGCAGCGACGCCACGTTCCGGATCCCGTCGTCCACCGCGTTGTCCGCCGAGACGAGCCCCGACCAGCCGCGGTTGCGCAGCATCGACCGGAACGACGCCGCCGACGGGTCCACGGCCGTGCGCGCCGGCCACAGCCCGTCCACGTCGGGGATGTCCGCGCCGGCGTCCAGCCAGCCGCGGAGCCGCTCCTCGTACTCGCCGTCATCCAGCTGCCGGTGCTGGGTGCGGCCGTCGTAGCGCCACTCCCCGCACACGATGAGCCGGTCTCGGTCGGTGCCGAGGAGGACGGCGTGGAACGGGTTGGACTGGCCGTAGTCGACGCCCAGCCACCAGGCGTCGTCCAGGGTGCGCCGCACGTCGTCCCACAGCACGCGGTGCGCGCCCCGCTCGGCCAGGTCGAGCATGTCGTAGATGGCGCCCTCGGCGGCCACCCAGTCGCCGTCGATGAACCGGCGCCGCCACAGCCCGACGTAGGTGGCGTCGAGGTGGGCGCGGTAGGCGGGGTCGAGCGTGGGGTTGTCGTCGAGGACGAACGACAGCCGGGCCAGCTCGATCGGCCCGCCCGCGGCCTTCACGTCGCCGCCGCGTTCGAGGTGCGTGCGCGCGCGGTCGAGGTAGTCGCGCTTGAGCCAGTGCTGCGGGCTGTCGGGGTTGGTGGTGGCGATGAGCCGGGCACCGGCGACGGACAGCCGGGTGAGCAGCATGGACCAGAACGACTCCGGGACGAGGGAGGCTTCGTCGACGTAGGTGCCGACGAGGGTGAGGCCGCGGATCTTCTCCTGCGCCTTCTCGTCGTTGGCGCCGACGACGAACACGAGCCGTCCCAACAGGTGGAGCTCGCCGGTGCCGCGCACCAGCCGGCAGCGGGAGCGGCCGAGCATGTCGGTGAGCGGGCCGATGACGTTGCGTTCCAGGGTGCGTTCGGTCTTGCCGACCATGAGCAGCGGCCCGGCGGGTGCGGTGCGGATGAAGGCGAGCCAGTCGAGCAGCGACGTGATGGTCTTGGAGGAGCGGACGGAGCCTTCGTAGACGGTGAGCCGGTGGCCCTGCGAGAGGGTGATGGCAGTGCGCTGCTTGGCTGTCAGCGCCTGGACGATCACCGGCGGTGCGTCACGGCCGCCACGGCGTCGGCACCGTCGTGGCCTTGACGTAGAGCGGGTGACGTGGCGCCCCGGACTTTGTGGTCCCCAGGCACAGGGGGTCCATGTCGCGCACTCGCTCATGCACCTCCAGTGCCCGGGGCGGGGCAGCGAGGTGCGCGCCCCAGGCGCACACCAGCCGACCACCGTCGCGCCAGGCGTCCAGGGCAACGTCCCGTAGGTGCTCGTCGTTGTCGGCGCCCACCGGTTCCGGGTGGGTGAGCAGCGCGGCCGGGTCGGTGGAGCGCAGCGCGAACAGGTTGACCACCACGAGCGCCCCGGCGCCCCAGGATCGGGAGAAGCCGACGCATCGGCGGATCGTCGGGTCGTCCTGCTCGGCGTCCGCTGTCGACGGGTTCAGCATGATCCACACATCGCAGGGACCGTCTGCCCAGCGACGGCCGAGCCGGTAACGATACGTCCCGCAGGGGGACAGGACGGCGCTCACGACGTCGCCCCGACGCCGAGCGACCGCAGCCACGCATCCACCGCCGCCACACCCTGCGAGTCATCCCGCGTCAGCACCCCGATCTTGTCCACCGCGATGCCCACCGTCGTCATCAGGTTCCGCTTGCCCTCGAAGTCCGGCTCGGGCAGGTCCACGCTGTTCAGCGTGTTGTCCTTCCCACCGAACTTGTAGACCGTGCACGGCTGCCACAGCTGCGCGCGCAGCCGGTGCGCGTCGTCCATCAGCAGCCGCGCCAGCTCGGCCCGCCGCTCCGCCAGGTCCGCCTGCCGGGCCTCCGTGGCGCGTTTCATGGTCGTCCGGTCGAAGGCGTCCTCGATGCCGTCCTGCTGGGCGATGAGCGTCACGGTGGACGGCGACACCTCGAACTGCCGCGCGATCTCGTTGCGCTTGCCGCCGTCGCGGATGGCTTGGGCGATGGCCTGGCGCTTGGCGGGGTCGAGCGGGGCGGGCATCAGCGGTTCGCCGCTCGGACGTAGTCGCTGGTGCTCGGGTGGTCCGGGCAGCCGGGCTCGTGGCCGGTGAGGTCACGGCGGCCGGGCGGCAGGTGGGCGCAGTGGCAGGGGAGGGGTTGGGCCGGCCGATCGGCAACCGTCGCGCGGCCCGCTCGCCGGGCGTCGCGGTGTAGTCGAGCGACGCGGACGCGGTGCGGGACGTCGGCGAGCACGACGAGGGCGACGAGCAGTCCGACGGCGGCGAACGGCGTGAGGGCGCCGAGGAGCCAGAGGGCTGCGTGGAGGCCGCCGAGGTAGGTCACGCGGACACCATGAGGGCGCTGGTGTCAGGGCGGTTCCAGGCGCCTTGGGCGCGGCGTTCGGCGGCCCAGCGGCGGTGGGCTTCGCGGC